CTCTGGTAACATATTTGAACGGAATGCAAATATTATATTTCTTATTTCATTTGCTTCTTGCAAATTTTTTGGAATCATCTTAAAATTAAATTGAAACTTTCTTTTTGCTATGCCTTTGAATGCCAACTCCATTCTATCAGCAATGATAGCACCTGCAGCCATTTCTGCAGCTTCTCTTGCACCTTGAAACCCTGGTAATGCTCCAATTGTACCCATTAATGTTTTTATCAAACCTTCACTAACAGCTGAACCAGATGTATCTAAAAAGTTTTTCATGGCTGATGTTGCAGATTTACCTGACATGATATCATTGTATGTGTTTACACCTAACTTAGCACCAAAACCAATTTCTTGGTCTGTGTAACTTGCATTGTCAACATACGTTGCAGTTGGTGGCATGTATAAAGCAATTGCAGTATCTAATCTTACAGTTGGTGCTCTTTCAATAAAAAGAGTGTTACCACCACCTCTTTGTTCGGCAGCACCTTGATTAACATACGATTGTGATTCTTGACCTGGAGCCGTGGATTTTACATTATCATTTTGTTGAGCGCCGTATAAATTTGATGCATCTTGTTTTGTATATGCACTTGATTGACCAGTTAAATTTTTTATGTAAGTAGGTATGTTAGATTCACTTTTTGATTTGTTTAAATCATTTTGAGATGTCTTACCAACAGGACTACCAAAACCTAATTTTGCCTTTTCTTGTTTGTTAATGTAAAACATAACATAGTGACCTTGATTACCTGTGCCAGGAGCACCAGCAACATCTCTAGGAAATTGTAATATTTTTGTTGTACCTTGAGCAGTAGATTGCCCATTTAAACTTTGTCCAGCACCATTTGCCGAAAATGGTGTACTATTTGTAACTTTGGATGCAGCTGAGGTGCCTGAAAATGATTGAAATTGTTGAGTTGCTACTTTAACGTTGTCTAATATTTTTGAATTCATCTAAATAGTCCTTGTATATAATCTATTTATATGATAACATGGAGGCTAATATGGCATATAGTGGCAGATATAATCCAAGTAACCCAAATAAGTATAGAGGTAATCCCATGAAGATTATTTATCGTTCTTTATGGGAAAAAAGACTTATGGTTTATTGTGACAAACAAAACAGTGTAATTGAATGGGGTAGTGAAGAGATTATTATACCATATTACTCACCTATGGATGGTCAAATGCATAGGTATTTTCCTGACTTCTATATGAAAGTCAAACAAAAAAATGGTACAACTAAAAAGTTTATTGTTGAAGTTAAACCTAAAAAAGACATGAAACCACCACCTGCAAATCCAAAAAGAAGAACAAAATCGTGGTTTAGACAAGTAAAAACGTATGCAGTAAATAAAGCAAAATTCAAGTATGCTGAGAACTTTTGTAAGGATAAAGGTTTAGAATTTTTAATACTTAACGAAGACCATCTCGCTCCTAAGGCATATAAATAAAGGATAGGTACAATATGGCTGTCAGTAAATATATTCAACAAGTACAAAAAGCAGTAGGGGGTAGACCTCGTTCAACTGCATGGTACAGAGACAAAATTAAAGAGTTGGGTACACCTTCATCTTTAGACTTAATTCGTGATGGTAAGAGAGCATCAAGACCTTTCTTTGGTCGTTTAAATATGTTTATCTATGACCCAAAGTTAAAAGCAAAACTACCATATTACGATTCCTTTCCATTGGTATTACCAATAGAACAATACAAAGACGGATTTCTAGGATTAAATTTACATTACCTTCCTATGGGTCTTAGAGTAAGATTATTAGATAGATTAGTTGACTTTGCAAACAATGATAACTTTGATGAAACAACTAAGTTAGTGGCTGATTATGCAAAATTAAAAAATGTGAGATTAATTAGACCTTGTATAAAAAGATACTTATCAAGTAAAGTTAAATCTCAATTTAGAAGAATAGACGCAGACGAATTTACAATTGCCACATTGTTACCTGTCGCAAGGTTTAAGAAGGCAAGTGCTAATGAAGTTTATCGTGATTCAAGAAGGATGATTTAATGGCAAGAAGTAATTTATTAGACATAGGTGCTATTTCAAGCATCTTAATATATCTCGCAAAAGGCAGAGATGGTGGTTATGCATCTCCAAGTAGATATGAAGTTGTAATCACACAACCACCAAAGTTACCAGGCAATACAGATGTCCTAAGAGAGATTAATATGGAAACAACTCAAGTTTCATTTCCAGGTATGACCCTTGAAGTACAAGAAGATGTTAATATCTATGGCCCTGTTCGTAAAGTTGTAACTGGTCAAACATTTTCAGAAGTATCTACACAAATTCGTTTATCAGCAGATTTAAAAGAAAGAAATTATATCGATAGTTGGCAGAGAATGGGTGCAAACAGACAAGACTTTTCCGTTGGTTACTATGATGACTATGTTGGTCAAATGGAAATATATCAATTAGATAAAAGAAATAGAAGAACTCATGGTGTTAGATTATTAGAATGTTATCCACAATCCGTAGCAGAAATTGGTCTTGACTATGCAACAAATAATTCATTGTCCTTTATGAATGTAACATGGGCATATAGATATTGGATAAACTTAACTGATGAATCACAATTACCTCAATCTTTCTTAGAAGAGGTAGGTCAATTAGTTGGTGGGTTTGTCAAAAGAGAGATTGCTGGTAATTTACCACCAGTTATTAGAAGATTGAAAAACAATCTTTAATTAAATAATGCAATTTATTATAGGAGTATATCATGGCATTACCAGTACTAAACACACCAAAATATAATTTGGTGTTGCCTTCGACAGGCAGAGAGATTGAATTTAGACCTTTTCTTATGAAAGAGCAAAAGATTCTTATGTTGGCTCAACAAAGTGAAAGTTCAAAAATGATATCAAAATCAACAATGGATATTATCAAAGCATGTACGTTTGATACTGTAAACGAAAAAAATCCTTTATTTGACATCGAATATGTGTTTTTAAACATACGAGCAAAGTCTGTGGGTGAAACAGTAAGTCTTACTATGACATGCCCAGATGACAAAAAAACTAAAGTTACTGTAGATGTTAATCTAGAAGAAATACAAGTACAAATCACAAAAAATCATTCTACTGATATAAATATTGGAGACGGTATTAAAATGGTGATGGGTTATCCTACTATTAAGGATATTGACTTCTCTACAAAAGATGACCCAGATGCAGCCTTTAAGGTTATTAGAGCCTGTGTCAAAGAAATACACAATGGTGATGAAATAAGTAAAAGAAGTGATTTTAGCGATAAAGAGTTAGATGAGTTTATGGATTCATTTAACAGTGTACAGTTTGAGAAAACTATGGAATTTTTTAACACTATGCCTAAACTAAGACATACGATAGAATTAAAAAATCCTAAGACTAAAAAGACATCAAACGTTGTGTTGGAGGGTCTCGATAGTTTTTTTTAATATGCCTTTCTCATGATAGTGTGGAAAACTACATGTCAACTAATTTTAACATGATGCAACACCACAAGTATAGTTTGACAGAATTAGAAAATATGATGCCATGGGAAAGAGAAATCTACGTTAAACTTTTAATCCAATGGTTAAAAGACGAAGAGATGAGAATTAAGGCAGAAAATAGAAAACAAGGATAGTAAAATGGTCGAAACAAAAAAAGTAAACCTAGAGTTAGAAATTGATACAAGTACAGTTGATTCTAGTAAAAATAAGTATCAGGGTTTAATCGACCTTGCTAGAGCAGTAGATGCTTGGAGAATATTTCCAAGACTATTCTTATCTGTCTATATTGTATTGTTATACAAGTGTGTTATTTGGTATATGAACTTGTCTGCTCCTACTATGGAACAATCGGGTTTAATAAGTATTGTTGTAGGTGCTGGAGCCGCATGGTTTGGTTTATATACTGGTACAAGTAAAGGAAAGAAATAATGGCAAAATTAGGTGACCAAACAGACTTTAGTTACAGAGTAAGCAAAGTAACAAAAGTTGTTGATGGTGATACAATAGATGTTATCATTGATTTAGGATTTGATATCATGTATAAAAGTAGAGTTAGACTATTTGGTATTGATACACCAGAAAGTAGAACTAGAGATTTAGTAGAAAAGAAATATGGTTTATTATCTAAAGAGTTTTTAAAGACACAACTTAAAGAAGGTAAGATTGTTATTAAGACACATAAAGATGAAGAGACAGGTAAGTTTGGTAGAATACTAGGCGAAATCTTTGTTGATGGTGTAAATGTCAATCAATTAATGTGTGATGAAGGACATGCTGTTTTGTATGAAGGCCAAAACAAAGCAGACATAGAAGATTTACACCTAAGAAATAGAAGTATTCATAAGGTAGACTAATGGCTGAAAAAGACGTAATAAAAGGACAAGAGAAAATGTCCAAAGGACAAGAGAAAATGTCTGATATCCTTTTAAAGATGAAAGGTATCGATGAAAAGCGTCTCGTTAAAATCGAACAACAAAATGAATTATTTAAAGAAAGACAAACAACACTAGACGAACAAAAAGCACAACTAGAATCATTAGGTTTAACTGCATCAGAAAATAAAGAATTTAGTCAAGCACAAAATAAACTAACTCAACAAAAAACTAAGTTTGAAGCACAACAAACTCAAGAAATTAATCGAAAAACTTTTGGTGAAAAAGTTAAAGATAGAGCAGGTAGTATTAAAAACTTTGAAGGATTAAAAGATTCTATTGGGAATTTAGGTAAAGGTCTCGCAAAAGGTATTGGTGGATTCTTTAATAATCTTGGTGGAAAAGGTTTGGCTGGTCTTAAAACTGTTTTAGCAACAGCAGCCATTACCGGATTTTTAATTGCTACTATCGCTTTCTTAAATAGTGAATATTGGGAAACCACAAAAGACTTTATTGTAAACGATATGTTACCTGTTGTTCTTAAATTTAAAGACTTTTTAGTAAATAAATTATTTCCAGCAGTAGGAAGTTTTTTTGGTGCCTTTGGAGATTTTGCAGACGAATTAGAAAAATTCAAAGAAGACCCAAGTGTTGAAAATGCTAAAGGATTGCTTAAACCTGCAGGTACAATTGCATTAGGCCTTGGTGCTTTGTCATTAATATTTGCACCATTTAAAACAATAGGTTTAGCAACAAGTGCCGTAGGAAAGGCTGGAGCAGGTTTAGTTAGTATATTTAGTAAAGGTGGTGTTATTGCTAGCAGTTTAAGTAAGGTTGGTGGTGGTATTTCAATAGCAGCTAGAGCGGCCGCCACAGGAGCAAGATTCCTACCTGTCGTAGGTCAAGTCTTAACAGCCGCAATAGGTATCTTTGGTGGAGCAAAAGCAGCTATACAAGAAGTTAAAGATGGTGGAAGTTTTGGTGATGCATTAAAAGCAGGCATCGGTGGTGCCATTGATATATTGTCTTTTGGTTTTATTAAACAAGAAAAAATTGAAGAACTATTAACTAAAGGTACTGATTTTACTAAAGATTTAGGTATAAAGATTAAAGGTATATTTACAGACCTTATGGCAAGTCTACCAACATGGGATGATATATCTGCAAAAATTGGCGATGGTATGGATTTTGTTTCTGATTTTGTTCAATCTTTTTTAGATTTAATACCCACATTTGAAGACATCAAAGCATTACTTCCTAGTCCAAAAGAAATAATTGATAAAGTTTCAAGTGGTATTGGTGACTTCTTCACATTTGGTGATAATGAAAAAAGAAAAGAAGGTAATACAAGTAAACGTGGTAAAGGTGTTGGTGGTAAAAAAGAAGTATTGGGTGAACCAGTTACAACATTGACAACAACAGAAAAAGATTTTTTTGGTAATGCTAGAAATACTGTCATACATAAAGCATCCGAATCAGAAAATGCTTTTAGTAATTCTATTAAACCAGATGCAACTTTAAAAACATCAACAAATCCAAATAACATGAGTGGAGCATTAGATGCGATGCAACGAATGACTAAAGAAAATGCTAGTCAACAAGTTGTCTCACCTCCTATTATTATTAACAATTCAGATAATTCTCAAAAATCTGAAACTAAAAATACTTTTCAAGAATCTATTGTAGATAACAATGGCGTACTACAAGCCGCAGGCGTCTATTTCTAAATAAAAAAAAGGGCGCCTAAGCGCCCTCTCTCTAAGACTATAATTAAAATTAATTATGCATATATGCCATCAAGTGCAGCTAAACCTGCAGCGATGATTTCTTTGGAAGGTTTTCCAATTCTGTATGACGTTCCGTTCTTTACGGATTTGTTTGCATACACACAGTGACCTTCTTCACGTAGTTTTTCTACTACTGCTCTAGGTCTTGCAAGAGCAAAGTTTGCCTTTGCTTCTGACCAAGTTACTTTGTCGCCTCTTAATAGTGCATTAAGAAACTTTGTTGAGTTTGCTAGTTTTTTTCTTCCCATGATATTCTCCTTTTTGTTATCAATTGTTGATTCTAGTGTTTTGAAAAAGTTAATCATTATGATTACTCCTTATTTGTTTATTAATATTAATATACCATAAACAATGGACATTGTCAACACCCTTTTTACAGGGTGCGACAATCTTGACCAGATTAGTTATTTGCTAACTTCTCGAAATAAGTCATTGTTTCGTCAGTGTCCTCATCCGTTGCAGCCGCAGAAGGTATCTCTTTAGGGGATACTTCTTTTGGTTGAGCAGGTTTGGATTCAGCAATATCATCTGTGACATTACCGACCGATACTGTACCAGAAAGTACAACATCTAGACGTGTTTTCAATTCCTCATATGATTTAAAGTTAGATGTAGCAGTAAAATCAGAAAGTGCATATGCTTTTTGACATACTGTTTCTGTCTTTGCTTCATCTTCAAATAACTTAGAAGGTGCTTCGAACTCTGATTTATCATAATTCCAATAGCCATCTACTTTGCGAATTTTCAG